CGCACAGGTATTGGATAGCTCTTGCTTATCGTCTATTCTTATTGATAACATTGATCACAGATAAACTTGTAAGAATTCAATATGTTTGGAATCAAGGCTTTAGCCGAGAGGGTTTTAGGAGGAGTAATGGCCGTTATACGGTTCGTTTACGTTGTGGGCGTGTTCGCCCTGCAGGTGGCGGCAGCCGATGTTTTGTTGGTTGCCGGCGATTATACTAATTATAATACTGTTGCTAATTTGGCTAACGGAAATGGACTTTACAATTGGCTGCTACCCACGACTTACTTTAAACATTTGTTCACAGCATTGGTGGTTGTCATTGCCGGAAGATTTATGTTTGAGTTTAGGAGCACAGTGAATGCCCTGAAACCCCCTAGCTATGATGGAGATGCCGATCGGATGAAAGCTTACACATTTACAGTCAAGGATTTTTCTAAGGATTATATGCGCCAACCAGGATTTACTTCAGAGTCGATGCGAGCAGGTTCCGTCATCCACACAAATTTGGGTGAGGTGAAGGGATGCTTGCATGTTTTGGACAATAATTCAAAAACCGTGGGTTTCGCACAAGTGGTGAAAGGACACATCGTTATGCCAGAGCATGTGCTCATGGCGGCTGATGGTGGCCGGCTTTGCGGACCTTATGGTGGATTGGTGGCATTGAACCCGAAAATGTTTGAACTGGTAAAGACGGATGTCGTGGTGTGTCCCCTTGTGGAATCTCATCGCAAAATCTTGGCCGTGAAAGACGCAGATTTTCGCCCCAGTTTTAGAAATGGGGCGTTTGCACAAATGCGCACAACGCCGTTGATGGATCCAGACGCACATATGGTCAAGCCAGGATGTGTAGTGCAGGGTAAGGTCCAACCGAACGATATGTTCGGTATGGTTTCCTTCTCAGGCAGTACTAGACCAGGTATGTCCGGCGGAGGATATTATGTTGATGGTGCTTTGGTTGCTATGCATTTGTGTGGTGGTCTTTCCAACATGGGAGTGTCCATGGGCTTCGTAATGGAATCGGTAGCGAGACCTGAAGCAGATTTGGATACCTATGAATGGCTAATGAAAAGTGCGGAATATGAGGATGGGTTCGAGTGGGATAATACGCACGATCCGTCTTTGGTGATAGTCAAAGATGTGAACAACAGATACCATGAAGTTGATCTGGATTATGCCCCTGCAGAGTTCTACGACGTTCTCGGTATGCGCAAGCCTAAAGTAGGTGTGCGCAACCGGGGCATAGATTACTCAAACAAGGATTATGAACCAGAAGCAAAGGTGGGATATGATCATCAAATTATGAAAACTGGATACTTGAAAGACCCGTCTAGCCTCCCAAAAGAAATGTTGCCCGTAGGGACGCGGCTACGTGCTTTTGTTGAGGAAGAAGATGTGGAAGATCAGGATGATCCAGTGCAAATAGATGATGCCTTCCAGCGTGCTCGAGATAGGTTGCATGATTATTTCAAGAACCTTATAGCAGAGCTCGCCGCCGACGTTGCTAGGCCGTCCAAAGAAGAAGCCGCTATTAATGTGGAGCCTTTTTTAGAGGAGAGCCGCGCGCTGGTGGAACAGAAGGGAAAAATCTCGCGGCGGCTTCAAGAAATCAACACAGTTATGCATGGGGCGAAGAAGGCTCAGAAGGTTGGCAAGACTCAGCTTTTGGCTTCGAAGACTCAGACGTTGGAGGAAATGCGTCAGGCAAAGGAAATGAAGAAACATGCCGATGCTGCGACACAATTACTCCGAACAAACGATTTGAAAAAGAAGTCAAAGAACGCTCGTCAGAATGCCAAAAGGAAGGAACAAGTAGATCAGATGCGGCTAACTCAAGATTATCTTATGGAACAGTTGCAACAGAAGACTGGACAGACTGCGAACGACTTGCACCAACAAATGTTGGATGCTATGCGCGCGCGGCCCAGCACTTCCCAAGCAGGTTTCATCAAAAAGTAGTTAATCCTGATGTTGCTGCAATTTGGCCTGACATTGGACTGGATGCTTCGAGCTTTACTTGGCCTGATGTAGGATTGAAGGCGTTTTGTAATTCATTGCACTTCCATATTTCACGGTATAACAAAGCCAAGAAGGATGTGGTGGAACCCACGGAGAAGGAAATGTCCACGCTGGTTTCTATAGTCAAGGATTTAGTTGACGTAGAAAACCCGGTGGACTATCCTACCCTGGATTGGTTCAACCACGTCCTACTTCATGATGTCACTCCTTCTTCATCCACGGGATTGCCCTGGAAAAAGAGAGGTATGGATAAAGGAAGTAGCTTTGTGGAATTCGGTGAAATTAAAGAGAATGCTATACATTTGTATGATGCAGTAGTGTCGCGAGTGTTGGCTCTCTCTGAGGGAGTAGAATCTGATCCAATCTCTTGTTTCATTAAACCCGAACCGCACAAGCCATCTAAGGTAAAAGATGGAGCTTGGCGGATAATTTCGGGTGTTGGAATAACGGATTGTTTTGTAGACCGTATGCTGTTTGGAAACTTTCTGAATGGAAGTATCGAGAAGGCTAGAACTCTTGATAATCCATTGTTGCCGGGATTCGTTCCTTATTTTGGAGGATATCGAGACCTGGCCAGAAAGTTTGTGCGTCCGGAGACCGCGGACAAATCCTCGTGGGATTGGACCGTCCAGGGATGGATGGTTACTTTCCTCCGGCGATTTTTCGAGGCGGTGACCGATAGCAAATGGCACGGCATACTTAATAACAGACTCACTGCATTGTTTCAAGACGCCGAGTTGGATTTTGAAGGTTATCGGTTCAGACAGAACTGCGACGGAATTATGAAATCTGGATGTCTTGGCACCATCATTTTTAACTCGTTGTTGCAATTAGCAATCCATGTATTATCATGCATGCGCTCCGGTGAAGACCTTAAACCGTTTTATGCGGTTGGGGACGACACTATACAGGAGACGTGTAGTGAGGAATACTGGGACGAGGTGAAGAAATGTGGAGCTATAGTTAAAGAGCGTATCGGGGGTTGGCCCGCCGAGTTCATTGGTATTTATTTCAATGATACGGTTGGGCTGCCCATGTACGCCACCAAGAATTTCTTCCGGTTGCTGTTTGCTGAAGCCGAACTGTTGGATGACATCTTAGCAGGCTATATGAGGTTATATGCAAATTCACCGTTATTTACCATCCTCAACGAATTGGCGATTCGGAAAGGTGTGACCCTGTCAAAGGACGACTGTTTGACATGGTTTAACGGATAATATGCTATATTAGTTCTGAAATGACG